TCTTAGTTTTTCCGTCTTTTCTTTACCACAGGGTCAATAAGGTAACTAAGGGCGAGAGATTCAGCCTTGTCGGATGGTACGAAGGTGCTGACTGGATTTAGATTATTTTTCGCTAGAGTATTTAATATTAAGTCCTGACAAAGTGCAGAGTCGGTTTTTCTCATCAATGCCTTTATCTGTGAGTTGAAAAGTATTATCAACTTTTTCTACAAAACCATGCCGTATGACATCCTCTAGTAGCTCCTGTGGCGTTTCTTCTTTGAACATAACACTTAGTATTACACCAAGCCTTTTGTTCTGTGTCTTGCTTAGAGCCATTTAGATATGTTCCCAACTTTTTCCCTCAAACAAAAGTGCTTCAGCTTCTCTTCTACGTATTAAGCCATCACTGACCACTCCGTTAACTTTGTTCCACCTTTTCATTTGATAGGGGACACCATCATAGTCTGCTTGATTCAGAACTTGAATCATGGTGCTATTTTTAAAGTTCGTTGGTCCAAGATTAAACACCCATGCAACTAAAGCTGAAAATTGATGTTGATGTAAGGGAACCGTAACAAGATCATTTACATAAGGCTCATATTCTTCTTCTATTTCTTCCTTCAAAATATAACTTGCGTGTTCCATTGTCCATTTGTCATGTGGCTTAACTGTTCTAGTGTGACCATAGCCTATAGTTAATACGCCTGCTTGACACTTGTAAGGAACGGCAAGACCGCCTTTTGTTGGACAGCCTTCAAACTTTTTAATCAATGACAATCCTTCATCACATATGTGCATCTTAATTACCCCATGTGCCGTCATCTCTGACTTTGGCTTTTTTTGTTCCTCCCCAATACTCAACCGCATGTCCTTCATTGATGAGTTTTTGACAAACATCTTCGCCATCTTCTGTATAAGGGATGCCCAAAATCCTTCCATATTTACCTTTACCAAGTGACTTGACCTTAAAAGTGCCTGTACATAATTCTATCAATCTTTCTTTTGCTTTTAGACCTAGAGCCTTTTCTGCAAGGTTTCTTGTTCTGCTCTCTGGTGTATCTATACCTGCGAGCCTGACACGTTGCTTGTGTAGCTTTACGTCAAATCCTAAGTCAAGTGTTACATCAACAGTATCGCCATCAACCACCCTTTCTAGGGATGCTTTATAGACAAAGGCATCAGGCGATTCTGACATTATTTGGATTCTGCGTTAGGTGTACTAGGTGCTTTGTCCTTCGCTTTTAAAATATTAAGAGCAAGGGCGTCTATAAACTTATAAGCCTTACCTATGATTGCATCATCTTTTGGCGTTGGAGTAGATGCTGCGATTGCAGAAGCTGCTGTCACTATCCAAGTAATCCAATTTATTATTTCCATAATCTCCATAATTTTCTCCTATATGGTATTACTTGTTTGATTCTACTTGATTAGCTTCTGCCTGATCAAGTTCTCTGTAGTATTTAATTATTGACAATATATCTCTTGTGTAGCGCGTTACCTCGCTCATAGTCATAGATAGGTTTTGATATTCTTGACTTGATAGCGTATAGAAAGCACGTTCTGGCGCATTACCTGTAGCTAAATTGTCTAAGTATTCTTGCATTGTTATTGGAGTCATTACCTCCCAATCTACCTCTGTAAGACTCATTGGGTATGGAAGCGGTGGATGGTATATAGGTGTGCGCTCTGCTATGGTTTTGACTTGTACAGGCTTTGCGGTCTGTAGCATGGAGCAACTAGCCAAAAATACTGCCATACTAATTAGAACTAGATTTTTCATCAAACTGTTTAGGGTTGGTTAGTTTTTCTAAAGTTGTAAGAACTCTAAGAGATCCTTTATTTATTCTGTTTTGTAAGTCTATTGGGTCTGCAAGCGCTTCTTGATCTAGGTCTAGGTTTGCAAAAGTCTTTCTTAACTTGTTCACATCTTGCATAGCCTTTCTTCTTTCTTCTTCAAGTATGTTCAGTTGTTCTTCTTGTGCTTTCTGTTGTTGTAGATAGCGTTCTATAGAAGCGTTTTGTTCTTCTATTTGTGTTTCTAAGACTATTTGATTACCTTTAAGAGTGCTGATTTGATCTGCTTGATAGTCAATGTACCAAGCTGAACTGGCAATTGTTACGAGTAACAATCCTGCTAATACTACTGATAAATTTATGCCCATGTATACACCTGTAATGGTTCTTTTTTACCTTTTGCCTCTATAGGCTCTAACTTTTTTAAAGTATAGTCACTCTTTATAGCAGTATTGTAGCCAATGAGCAAATCTACTCCTGCATCTTTTGTACCGCTTTCTAGTCTTGCGCCTGTATTAACTGCATCGCCAATAGCTGTGTAATCAAACCTAGATTCACTGCCCATATTGCCAATGACCGCATAGCCTGTATTAATACCTATACCGATTGCTACTGGCTTGATGCCTTTTTCTACCAATTCATCATTTAATATTTCCATATTTTTTTGTATATCTTTTGCACAATCAATAGCTTTATTTTCATGATGCGCTAAATCTAAAGGGGCATTGAATATAGCCATCATTGCATCACCTATATATTTATCTACCATCCCGCCGTGAGCCTGAACCGCTTTTTGTTGTGCTGTCAGTGCCTTGTTCATTATATACGTCACCTCTTCTGGCTCTAGCGTCTCAGATAGCGCAGTGAATCCACGTACATCTGTGAACAGGAATGTCGCATACCGTTTTTCTCCTCCTAGTTTTAATTGATCTGGATTATTTTGCAGTTGTTTGACTTGTCTAGGGTCTAAGTAATGCTCAAATTGTTTCTTAATTTGCTGTCTTAACTTGTATTGCTCAACAAATTTAAGATAGTAAGAAACGCTAGCAATTATAAATTGTGATATTAATGTCCATGTAACGTCTACCAAGTAGCCGTTTTTTATCGTATAAACGCCAAAAACGAGTGTAGAAGCAAAAATTGACGTAAAACCAAGCAACCCTACAGTCATACTTAGTTTTTGCGTTAAAAGCCACGAAATTAAGACTAAGAGTATGAATATAGATGCTTCTATGGGAAGGTGCAGCTCTGGTATCTGTGGCGTATCTGGTATAAGAAGTGATTCTGTTATAGATGCTTGCAATTCATGTGGGTATAAAAGACCAACTGGCGTGGCAACCTGTGGCATGATACCGCCGCCGCTAGTGCCTACAATTACATAAGCATCAGCAGCTTTTTCTAGTTCGTCAAGACCTATAGTTGGTGTATCTACATAGCTTACCCACTTGCGTAACATACCGTCTACTCTTATAGGTGGTATTGATGGCACGGTAACTTCATTATCAATCATATTTATAATGTATGTGTCTTGTTGCACTAACTGTTTTAAGACTTCTATAGAAAATGCAGAAGCAAAACCATCATCTGTACGCAGAAGCAAAGGCACTTGTCTTACCAAACCATCTACATCAGTAGGTGCAGATGCTATGCCTTGTGCAGAGTATTTTTTTAAGAGATCTATATTTTCAACAACACCCCTTGCCATGAAGCCACCGCCTGTATCTTCACCCAATATTACCGTTCCTGTTGTTGGTGGATAACTGCCATTGTCATTTTCAAAAATAGACATAACAGTTGGTCCATAGTTTAAGGCTTCAGCAAAAGCAGCATCACCGCCCATTCTGTCAGGCTGCGGAAACGTAAGCACCCAACCCACACCAAGACTGCCTGCTTTCAAAAGGTCTATGTGTATCTCTGCTAATCTTTGTCTAGGTAGAGGCCATCCACCCTCATTTGCTATATCTTGCTCATCAATATCTAAAATTACAAAGTTTCCTGTAGGTTCTTTTTTGGGTAAAAAAGCATCAAATGTTTTTAGTTTGAGAATCTCTAGCGGTGTTGTTTGAAACAGTAAAGGTAAAAGCAAGACTGTGGTTATGATAATGCCTAAATATTTTTTCATTAGTTGCCCTGTGTTATTTTGATTGTATTGTCTGAACCACCGTTTACTTTGACTAAATTTTCTACACCGTTTTGTGTAAGCAGCAAAGTGTATGAACTAGAACCATCTAAATCTAATCTAAATGTATCTCCTACCGCCCTTCTAATACTGACTATTTGACCAGTTATTATGGTTGTAATTT